ATGATCAAAGACGGAGCATCGCTTGAGGATGTCATGAATGTGCTTGGCGGATCGTTTGGTGGAGCATCAGCCGCCGCCGCCGCTACTGCCGAAGGTGGAATGAAGCGTCTAGGAATCGCACTAGCGGAGACCAAAGAATCAATCGGTGCAGCTTTAATCCCAGTCGTTGAAGCATTGCTTCCATATTTGCTTGCCTTCGGTGCATGGGCACAAGATCACACCAAAGTCTTCCTCATCATTGCAGGCGCGATCGGTGGGATCTCATTAACGATTTTGGCTCTTAATGCCGCCATGAAGGTTTGGAGCGCAACACAGATGATCGTGAACGGTCTCACGGCAGTCTGGAACGCACTTCTAATCGCTAACCCAGTCACAATTGTCATCTTGGCAATAGTCGCATTTATAGCGATACTTGCTGCTCTTTATTTCAAGTTTGAGACCGTCCGAAAGATCGTAGACACAGTCTTTAGTGCAATGCTCGCAGGCGGCAAAGCGGTATTTGACGGACTAGTTACTTACTTCTCAGGCGTCTACAACATCTTCAAGACACTCTTCAACGGCATTGCTACAATATGGAACAACACAGTCGGCAAACTTGCGTTCAAGATCCCTTCATGGGTTCCCGTTATCGGTGGCAATGGCTTCTCCGTTCCGAATATCCCTATGCTCGCGGACGGTGGGATCGTGACAGGGCCCACGCTTGCAATGATCGGCGAGCGCGGCCCTGAAGCGGTCGTCCCTCTGTCTGGTCGAGGTGGTGGGCTCGGCAACTACACGATCAACATCACTGGCGGTCTTGGCTCTAGCGCCGAGATCGGGACAGCGGTCGTAAACGCGATCAGAGCATTTAATAGGCAGAACGGCCCAGCGAACATAGCGGTCGCCTAATGGCTGGCGTAGCAGTAGTTGGGTCAGGTAACAACTCACTCGAGATTGATACAGGATATGTCTGGGATGCTTTCGTTCTTGATGACGCAGTAAAAGGCGTACTTAACAACACCGAATACACGCTTACAGGTACAAGTCAATATGCCGAAGTTATGGACGGCACAATCGCTCTCACTGCGAAGCGTGGACGCGCAAACACGGGCGACCAATTTGCTTACGGCACAATGAACTTCACATTGAACGACACATACGCGGATGGAGTCTTCAACCCATTCGACACGACTTCGCCTTATTACGATCCAGCAAACGATCAGCCCGGACTTGCACCGCTCCGACAAGTCCGCTTTTCACGCTATGACTCGCTCAGTGTAAAAAAGTATTTGTGGGTGGGCTACATAGTGAACTATGACTACACCTTTACTCTTGGCGGACTTGACACAGTGACCGTGAATTGCGCGGACTTCTCCTATCAGCTTGGACAGACCTTCCTTGCGGAATGGAATGTCACCGAAGAGCTCTCGAGCACTCGCTTTGGGAACTTGCTGGATCTTCCAGAAGTCTCCTATTCGGGCACTAAATCCATTGAGACAGGCGTGGCGACGCTTGGCGGTGCAGCCGCTTGGACGGTCGCGAACGGTACATCGGTCGCCGCTTACGCCAACAAGATCAATGAAGCCGAGCAAGGCAGAATCTTTGTGGATCGAGAAGGCACGATCACATTCCAGAAGCGCATTGGAACAACGCTTGGAATTCCTGTTGCAGAGTTCCACGACGACAACACAAACATCGGCTACTCCGCTATAGACATCTCATTTCAAGCAGATACGGTCGTAAACCGAGCATCTATTCAACACGCTGGAGCGACATCTCCACAGGTCGCAGAAGACCTAGTCAGTCAAGCCGCTTATCTTGTGCAGACACAGTCCATCACAGATTCTCTCCTGCACAATGACGCCGCAGCTCTCACACTTGCCGAATATCTCATCAGTCCAGATCCCGAAGCGCGGTTTAACTTCCTAGGCACAGAGTTCCCCGGACTATCCACAGCCGATCAAGAAACACTTGCGTTACTTGATGTAGGCGACCTGATCAATGTACAAAAGTCAATAACGACTTCGGCAGGCCCTACACAGTTCGCACAGAATCTCACTATTGAAGGGCTTGAGCATCGGCTATCTTTGTCAGCCGGACACGCTGTCACTTACTTTACTTCGCCAACTACGATCGTCTATGAGCTCATTTTAGACGACTTGGTATATGGCACACTTGACGCAGACAATGTCCTAGGATAATCACATGGCATTACAGACTTTCACCGCTGGTCAAATCTTGACAGCCGCCCAAGTGACAGCATTACAGACCAACGATTACAACCAAACTGTCTCGGCTAAAACGGGAAGTTACACGCTGGTCGCTGCCGATAAGGGCACTCGAATCACGATGTCAAGCGCATCGGCAACAACGATCACAGTCAATACAAGTTTGTTTACGGCTGGCGATTCTTTGCGGATTCAGAATATTGGTGCTGGCGCTTGTGTTGTGACGGCTGGTACGGCAACGGTTACTAGTGCAGGCCCGTTAAGTATTCCGCAGTGGGGTGGCGGTCAGTTGTATTTCACTAGCGCATCGGCGGCGGTTTATTTCCCAGATGCGGTAACTGCATCACCGAGCGGTCTTGTTTGTGTTAAAGCCGAAACCGCGTTTAGTGCTGCAACAACTATTACGGCGGACAGTATTTTTACTAGCAGTTATACAAATTATTTGTTACAAATACAGTATTACAACAGTGGCAATACAGAACAAAACTTAACTCTGCAATTGAGGGCTTCAGGTGTTACGGCAACAGGCTCTAATTACAATACGCAAAATACTCAAAATGTTTCGACCACAGCAGCGGCAAGTAGAAATGCTAGTGCGACATCCGTAAGTATAGGAACAACAAACGACGCAAACTATTACACATTTTCGCAAACAACTATATATCAACCACAATTAGCAGCAGTAACAGGCTTTCAAGCACAATATAACTGGATTAACGGCGCAACCTATACACAACCAATTTCTAATACAAAATTAGGTAATCATTCATTGTCAACAGCCTATGACGGTTTTATCTTGACGCAAGGCGGCGGCTTCACAGTTACAGGTAGTTACGCTGTTTACGGATACTCAAAGACGGTATGAACATGAAAACAAACGACAACGGCACAGACCGCGACATGACCGAAACAGAAATTGAAGCCTACGAAATAGTTAAAGCCGACCTAGAAAAAAGAGCAAAAGAACGGACAAAAGCCGAAGCCGCACAAGCCAAAGCAAAACAAGCTGTACTTGACAGGCTAGGAATAACAGCCGATGAAGCCGCGCTACTACTTGGCTAGTGTGATGCTCGCTCTTGTCCTGACAGCTTGCGAAACAACACGAACCAACTCGGGCGTCAAAATACGCAACAGCGCGCTCACAAGATGCTCGACCATTACACAATGCGAAAGGGTAAGCAATGGATAAGCAAAGAGCAGAAATAGAACACCTGCACGCGCGCATGATCGTCTTCGTAGGATGCACGATCGCAGTCACCTTCGCACTTACCGTCATCGGCTTTGTTTACGGTCTACTTTTTGTAACCCAACCATTAGAGCAATCGCCAAACGACGCCCAATTCATAGATCTACTTTCGACGCTGACAGTCTTTATGACTGGCACACTTTCTGGACTTGTCGCCGCCAACGGACTTAAGCGGAAGCCTGCTGAACCTGTAGCGCCATGAGCGTAATACCAGCAAACCCAGCAATCCCAAACTCAAGACCCTACACAGGGAACTCGGACGGAGCCGCAGCTGGCCCTAGAAGCGGAATGGACGAATGGATCAGACAAGCGATTCGCTACGGCAACGGAGCCTTTTGGAATAATGGGAGCTACGGCGTGAGAAATATGAGGGGATCCGAAAATCTTTCAGTGCATGCCACAGGGCGCGCAGTAGATCTCTCATACCGCAAATCAGAGCAACATCCGAACGCAAGTCGCAAAGGATCAGTCGCCTTCCTAGACATCGTGACCGCGAACGCGAACGCGCTAGGACTCGAATGCGTACTTGACTACATCGCACCATTCGGACGCGGCTGGAGATGCGACAGACAGAAGTGGCAAAAATACACTAAGGAAACTATTCACGGCGTACCGGGCGACTGGCTCCATTATGAGATCTCGCCAGC